CAATTCGCCACACTGGAACAACTTTAGGTCTGTCAAAAGATGCAGTTGAGTCAGAGGAATTGCGTGAAGATCGACAGGTTGCCCATTTTAGACATGGAAACAAGTCTGTAACGGGTGATATTAACTTTGAACTGTCTTATGGCGGTTTAGATGCACTTTTAGAAGCTACTTTGTGCGGTACTTGGGCTACAAACGTCCTAAAAGCTGGCACAACACGCAGAAGCTACACTGTTGAGCGCCATCATCAAGATATTGGTAAGTATTTACGCTCTACAGGGTGTCAATTCAACACAATGTCGCTATCTGTTGCGCCAAATTCAATGGTAACTGGCCCATTTGGCATTATTGGCTCTGGTTTTGCAACATCAGGCGCTGCATTAGGTAGTGCTACCTACAGTGCTGAATCTACAACTGCACCTTTTGACTCTTTTTCAGGCTCAATTACTGAAGGTGGTTCAGCAATCGCAATTATTACCGCACTTGAGTTAAACATTGATAACGGTATGGAAGCACTTTATGTTGTTGGCTCTGCTGACACGCTTTTACCGTCTATTGGTAAATCAAGTGTTACAGGTTCTGTTACTGCTTATTTTGAAAATACCACCTTGTTAGACAAGTTTGTTGCTGAAACTACATCTGCAATACAGTTTACGTTGACTGATGCGGCTGGCAATGACTACATCGTGCTGTTACCTAAAGTAAAATATAACTCTGGCAACCCTGAAGTTAGCGGCCCTGGAGCAATTACAGTAACTTTAGATTTTGTTGCTCTTTACAACTCTAGCGATGCATCACAAATCAAAATTACTCGCGTACCAGCGTAACTTCATAGATCGAGGATTAAAATGGACATTAACCAATTATTTACCGCAGAAGCACACGAAGAAGGGGCTGAAATACGCATTAAAAGCCCTTTAGACGGTGCTGAAACTGATTTTTACATAACCCTACAGGGCATAGACTCAAAAACGTACAGAAAGGCTGTACGGAAGTATCACAGAGCCTTGCTTAACGAAGAAGAGGGTGGGGAAATTGATCTTTTAGTATCTATTACAAAAGATTGGCGTGGTTTAAGTGATGGTAAGAATGATGTGCCTTTTAGTGCGGAAAAAGCAAAAGAGTTATACACAAATGCGCCAAGTGTCACAGCGCAAATGGATTCTTTTGTTGCTGACCGCAAAAATTTTATCAAGGGCTGACTGAGGAACTTAGTCGATATGCTAAGTGGCAATTTTGGTCACGAGGCTTTGACAAAGGCTCTAAAGTCAGTCGTATTGATAATCTTAATCAAGTTGCCAAGTCTATTGGTAAAAAACCCAAAGAATTACAAGATGCGCCAAAGTTAGACCCAAAATTAAGCTATTTATGGGCTATTTTTGTTGATCTTAAAAATTCTGCGCCAGATTGTATTACCTACCCCCAAATTAACGCCTATATGCAAATTTATGGCGATCTTAGTGTGTTTGAGATCGACGCTATCTGTCATTTAGACACTTTACACTCTCAAGAGATTAATAGTTATGGTTGATGTTTCTAAGTTAGTTATTAGCGTTGATAGTGATGGAGTAAGAACGGCTACGGGAGATTTAGAGTTATTAAACAAGGCTGGCACAAAATCAGAAAAAACAACTGATTCGTTAGATCAATCTGTTAAAAAACTGACTAAACAGTTTGAGCGGCAAGCTAGAAACGCTGGCAAGTCGGCAAATGAAATCAAAATACTTGATTTAAAGGCAAAAGGTGCAACGACTGCTCAGTTAAAAGCAGCACAAGCAGCAATGAAAAACGCTGAAGCCATGAAAAAGCAAGCTGATGCCGCTAGATTTGCATCTATGTCTGCTGGCGAAACTAACGGTGCATTTAGAGCAATGCGAGGCTCTACTCAACAACTCTCTTGGCAGTTACAAGACGTTGCAGTACAAGCGCAAATGGGAACTAGTGCGTTTATGATTTTAGGCCAACAGGGGCCGCAAATTGCTTCTATATTTGGTTCTGGTGGTGCTGTAGCTGGTGCGGTAATTGCGTTTGGTTCAATTTTAGCTGGTACTCTTTATCATGCACTTACTGGAACATCTGAAGCATTAGGCGATTTAGAAGATGACGTAAGTAATTTAATAGATGAATTTGATGATCTTACAGGAGCAATGAGAGAGTTAGCGCTTCTTCAGGCAGCAAAAGAGCAGGACGAATTAGCTAAAGCCATAAAGAATGGTCACGATGAAATAAAACGTCTTGGCGAGGTATATGAGGCGCAAGGACAACAAATTGAGCACACCGAACAAAGCACTAAGAATTATAGTGATGCAGTCCTAAAGCAAAACGCTATTATACAAAAAGCTGGCATACGCTATCGCGAAATTACCAGAGCCGTTGATGGTGTAACTAATTCGCATGAAGATTTAGTACAAAAATTAATAGATGAAAGAAAAGAAATAGGTGCAAATAGCGTAGTCCTTGCCTATCAAGAAGCTGTGAGAGCAGGGGCAAACGATGAACAATTACGAGGTATTGTTTTACTTGCAGCACAAAATCTGGCAGCAAAAGAAGCTAGTGAAGAAACAGAAGAAAACAATAAAGCTATTGAAAAAGCTAAAGAACAACAGCAAAAATATAACGCAAATTTACAGCATCAATTAAATCTTTTGACTTTGACTGGCCCAGCTTTAGATGCGTACAAAGCATCTGTAAAAGGTGGTACAAAAGAACAGCAGGAAGCAAATGCTGAATTAGAAAGACAAATACGACTAAAAAAAGAAGCTATTGCGCTTGATAAAAAGATTGCCGATAACGAAGATAAATTAACCGACTTTTTTAGAAAAGCTAATGCAAAAAAAGATGCAGATGCTGAAAAAGCTGAACAAGATGCACAAAAGAGAGCAGCAAAAGCGGCTCAACGCGGATTAGATAAAATTACTCTGCTTGCTTTACAGCATGAAGCAGAGAGAATTCAATTAGCGGATGATTTGGCTAATGAGTTAATTACACAGCAAGCGCACGATGAAGCATTAAAAGGTCAGGCAAGAGAGACCGCCGCTGCATTGGCTGAGATAGACAAAAAGTCTGCTGAAGATAAACAAGCTATTACAGATGCAAAACTCAAAATAGACCAACAAGTATTAGCAAGTGCGGCTGGCATTATAGGTCAGCTTGCAGGAGTTGCTGAAGAAGGTTCGAGAGAAGCCAGAATATTGTTTGCCATGCAAAAAGCATTAGCTATTGCTCAAATTATTGTTGCTACTGAGGTTGCCGCTCAAGCCGCTGCCGCGCAAGCCGCTCTTCTTGGAGGGCCAGTAGCTTGGTACGCAACACAGGGAATGATCCGCGCTATGGGTTATGCCTCTGCTGGAATCGTTGCTGGTACGGCTATTGCTGGAGGTCGAGCATTAGGTGGTCAGGTTAGAGGTGGTGAATCCTATCTTGTTGGTGAGCGTGGCCCTGAACTTCTTACAATGGGTACTTCAGGCCGTATAGCCACTAATGAAAACCTAAAGAATGCTGTTGGCAGTGATAATAACAATACTTCAAACGTAGTGAACGTCAACTTTTCTGTACAAGCTAACGATACCGCAGGGTTTGATCGATTACTGCAATCTCGCAGAGGTCAGATTGTCGGCATGATCAATCAAGCAGTCAATAATCGCGGAAGGGCATCAATCGTATGAGTGGAACATATCCAACCTCGCCAATCTTTTCCTCAGTAGGGTTTAAAAGTGTTTATTACAATCTGTCTAGCCAGAGTTTATCTGGACGCACTCAGGTGCGTAACATAGGTGGGCAACGCTTTGAGTTTTCAGCTAGTTATTCTCGCCTATTACGCTCTGAATTTGCTCCTGTTCTAGCCTTTGTAATGAGTCAAAGAGGGGCAGCAGAAACGTTTAGCATTGTTTTGCCTGAAGTTAGCAGCACATCAGGTTCAGCAACAGGATCAGTTGTAACAACAAGCGACCCTTCAGTTGGCGCTAAAACCGTCAATATAAGCGGTCTAACAGGCACTTTAAAAGCAGGTGATGTTGTCAAGTTCGCTAATCACTCAAAAGTTTATATGCTTACGGCAGATCGAAGTGGTACTGGCGCTTTGGCCTTTGAGCCTGGACTAGAAACAGCGATGACAGGTACTCAAGCAGTAACTTACAATGACGTTCCTTTCTTAGTTCGACTTAATAATGACATTCAAGAATACAGCATTGGATCAGCTTCTTTAGTTGATTATGACGTTGATTTTATTGAGGCAGTTTAATGACTAGATTGATTAACTCAGCCACGCTTGCGGCTTTGGAATCTGACAGCTTTAACATTGCTACCCTTGTTCAAATAGACTTTTCATCTGTGTTAAGAATAACAGATTGGGGTAGAAGCGTTAGTGTCCTATCTAACACTTGGAATTCTAGTGCTAATTTTATCGGCATTGGCGATGTAACTGAAAGTGCTGAACTGCGTGTAAATGATTTATCGTTGACGCTATCAGGTGTCGAGCAAACGTATGTCAGTATCTTTCTGAGCAACAATTACATTGATATTCCTATCAAAGTTTACCGTGCCATTTTAAACGATGCTGATGCGCTAGTAGGTGATGCCATATTAATATTTGATGGCATTCTAACGGGCTACCAAATTCAAGATGATGAAACTGGAAGTAAAATTACTGTGCAAATGGCCTCGCATTGGAAAGACTTTGAGAAAGAAAACGGCAGACGAACCAATCACAACAGTCAGCAGTTGTATTTTGCAGGGGATGAGGGGTTTGAGTTTGCGCCCAAATCAATTAAAGATTTAAAATGGGGACGTAAATAATGGTTGCTCCTTGGGTTGTACTTGCTGCCATTTTTGTTGCATCAACCGCTGTTTCTTATGTGATGACGCAAAAGGCACAGAAGAAAGCGAAAAAAGCGGCTGATGATATGGCTGGGCTTCTCATTAACAAAGAGTCCAATATCGAGCCTATCCCCGTTATTTACGGCGTTCGTCGAGTCGGTGGCGTAAGAGTTTTTGTCTCAACGCGAGATGCAAGCGGTGGCGATCCCAACGAATTCTTGTATATCTGTTTAGTATTATGTGAAGGTGATGTTCACTCGATCACTAACATCCACCTAGATGATATTCCAATTACTGATTCTCGCTACAGCGGCTTATATACCGTCAATGTTCACACTGGCGCAGATGATCAGCCTTACGATAACTTGCTGACAGGCGCTAATGCTGGCTGGACTTCTGATCATAGATTGAGGGGTGTGGCCTACATAGCTATAAAGCTAAAATGGGATGCCGATGTGTTTTCAGGCGTGCCTGAAATTACTGCGCTAGTTAATGGCCGTAAGGTATACGATCCACGCAAAGACAGTACGTCAGCAGGGTATGATTCTAGTTTAGGCGTGTCTAGTCAACGGTTTGCTACCCCATCAACATGGACATTCTCTGAAAATCCATCGCTTTGTATAAGAGACTACTTATCTAATGAAAGGTTTGGTAAAGGATTATCTGGCGCAAAATTAGATGATGTTGCGTTTGGTGCTGCTGCAACCGATTGCGACACCAGCGTCACTTTCTACAATGGCGGTACAGTTGGCAAGATATTCCAGACAAATGCTGTATTACAAACTAATGATACTTTGTTTGATAACATCCAAAAAATGCTTATGGGCTGCCGTGGATTCTTGCCTTACAATCAAGGCGTTTACAGCCTTAAGATTGATAAGTCAGCCAGCAGTGTTTATGCCTTTACGACAGATAACCTTATTGGTGGCATATCAATAACAGGTGAGTCTAAAGAAAATAAGTTTAACAGAGTCAACGTTAAGTTTGCCAACCCTGAACTTAATTATCAGCCTGATACAGCAACATGGCCCGATGCTGGTTCTAGTGAGGAAACCGCTTATCTTGCGGAAGATAATGGGACGCTATTAGTTAGCGACATGGATTTGCCGACTTGTACTAATTATTATGTTGCAAGAGATTTGGCAAGAGTTATATTAAGGCGATCAAGAAATGCGTTAAGAGCATCTATACAAGCCACTAGTGAGGCATTACAGCTATCAGTAGGCGATGTTGTTACGGTTAATCATCCAACACCTAACTGGGGTAATAAGCCCTTTCAGGTTGAGGAGATAACACTAAACTACGATGGAACCTGCAATTTAATTTTACTTGAATATGATTCAACCATTTATACCTACGATACATCAGCCGAACAAAATACTTATCCTGATACTAACTTACCCGATCCGTTTACCGTTGGCACTCCAGGCTCATTGAGTTTAACCGCAACAACAAGCGTTGCGTTAGATGGAACAATTGTCCCTCAAGTCACTATGTCATGGGGAGCAAGTACTGATTCGTTTGTTACGCAATATGACGTTCAATTCAGCACTGTTAGCCAAAGCAATGAATCCTCGTTTACGTCGATTATTACCGACAATTTAAACTATGTTATAGCGCCCATTGTATCTGGAGCGACTTACTATACAAGAGTAAGATCAATTAATTCACTTGGCGTTAAAAGTGCATTTGTAACGGCTAACATAGGGTCTGTTGGTGATACAACGGCTCCAGCATTGCCAACAAGTTTAGGCATTACCGCTGGCTATAAAGCAATTAATTTAAAATGGACTAATCCATCAGATAAAGACTTCTCTAATGTTGAAGTTTACCGAGCTACTTCCTCTGGCGGCACCTTTGCTGTGGTCGCTACAATAGGTGGTGGTTGGGGCAAACAAACTGAGTTTTTGAATGGTGGTCTTGCGGATGCAACCGCGTTTTTTTACAAGTTTAAATCGGTAGATTACAGCGGTAATAAATCAGCTTTTACTGCCGAAGTAACGGCAACCACTAACGCAGCAGCAATTAATGGCACTCCAGGCCAATCTACTTTTACGGCAACCGTATTTTTAAGAGCGTCAAGTCAGCCATCAACGCCATCAGGCGGTAGCTTTAACTTTGGAACAAATACTTTAACCGCGCCAGGATCATGGTCAATTACTGTTCCCAGCGGCACAACTCCTGTGTATCAGGCTAATTATCAGTTTTCTATATCTGGCGATACTGGGACTGTTACCGCAGGAAACTGGTCAACACCCGTAATACTTGCAGAAAATGGCGATGATGGGTTAAGTACGTTTGTCTTTCCCGTTTACAAGAGAGCATCTAGCACTCCTAGCACCCCCTCTGGCGGCTCATATAATTTTGGCACTAATGCAATAACAGCACCAAGCGGTTGGTCTGCGTCAGTTCCATCGGGTACTGATCCTATCTATGTATCAACGACTACAGCGCAAATTACAGGTAATACAGGCACCGACTCCTCTTTGACTTGGACATCGCCTATTTTGTTTGTACAAAACGGGCAAAGTATTACAGGTGCCGCTGGCCCACGAAACGCGGCTGGTTATGTTTATTATTCTGTTTCACAGGGGAGTGCGCCAAGTTCCCCGTCTGCCACCTCCTATAACTTTAGTACGGGTGCTTTTAGTGGCTTAACAACTAACTGGTCAAGAACACCACCTAATGTAACAGGCGGTGATGCTCATTATTGGGCCACCAGCTATTACATTACCGAAGCAACCTTGGGCGGCACGCAAACATTAACATTTGCCAGCCCATTTTCATCAGTACAATTTGATGGTCTTGTAACGTTCACTAATCTAAATGATGAATTAGCTGATGCCTCTGGAGACATAACAACGATTAATGGTGGTTTGTTAAAGACAGGAACTATTGATGTGGCGCAGGTCAACATATCAGGCACTACACAAAGCGGTTTTAATATGCAATCCAGCGCAAGTTCCTCAACTTCAAGAATGGTCATTACAAATAATACAATTCAAATATTTGAAGGTTCTCAACTAAGAGTAAAACTAGGGAACTTGAGTTAATGGCTTACGGATTTGAGGTGTATGCCGCCAACGGCACAAAGATAATAGACCTTGCTGACCGCGTTTCAAGATCAGTTGCCAGCGGTACAACGCCAACGATTACCAGTGGTAGTTATTATGATGTGTCTATTACTGATATGACTAACGCTGATGATTGGGCGGTCTTTGCCTACGCTAATACTCCACCTAATAGCTTAAATGCTAAAAATGTTGATTGCACTCGTAATACGGGGTATTTCCGAGTATCTCAAAGCATGGGAGTCAGCAGTTCTTTTGATTACATCGTTATCAGGACAGGCTAATGGGTTATGGAATACAAATTTACAACAGTAGTGGTCGCACCGTTTTAGACACTGATCGCGCAGAATCATTGTTATACGCTACATCAAATAACACCGCAGTTGGAAATACTGATTTTCCCGTTACAAGCTGGTCTGGAAGTGATTTGATTATTGCTCGACCTGCCTCCTCTGCTACTGGCAATCAGGGTTATGGCGGCTTTGCAAAATTAGGGCGAAGGTTATACGACAACAAATGGGGTCGAGGATTAACGGCTTTCCCTAATAGCAATAACGGCAATGGCGGTGGTTATGTTGTATG